GAAGCTTATAACCCAGATACATCAAAACCTAACTGGTATAAAACAGCTTGTTCTACTTCTTCACAAATCTTAAGTAATCTTGAGGTTACGAATAGAATCAATGAATTGCTAGAACAGCAAGGATTTAACGATGAGAATGTTGAAAAGCAACACCTCTTTATTCTTAACCAACACGTTAATGTTCCAGCTAAGATGAAAGCTATAGATAGTTACTATAAACTTAAAGGAAAGAACCCAACGGAAACTATTATTATAAAGACAGAAGATAAAGATAAAGCTAAGAATATTTTAAACGATTATCTAAATGACAATACAAGAAATACTACAGGGGGAGAATAAAGGAGAAAAGAAAGCATTGTTTGTTTTTGATAGCGATGCAAGCAACGAAACAGTAATCCTGAAATTCAATCTATGGGCTAGATACTACCTAAGTAAATACTTTACTAGCAAAGACGCTCCCTTTCATAATGATATAGATGAAAACAATCTGAAAGCTTACAGGGGAGAAATAAACAGTTACGCTGACATTGCATATCGTGGAGGTGCCAAAACAGCAAGGACAAAGCTTTTCGTAGCATTCTGTATAGCCAATGACCTAGACCATAAAAGAAAGTATTTTAAAGTATTAGCAACCGATGGAGTAAACAGTAAGCAGATAGTTACAGACGTTTACAATATGCTGATAACAATAGCAGATCTTTACCCTGAAATATTTGAGAAGACAACTGCTAAGAGAGAAGAAACAATGAGTTCGTTCACTACAAGCACAGGAGTTAAACTAATAGCTGACACCGTAGGAGTTGAACAGCGTGGAGCATTACAGGAAGAAGCTAGACCTGACTTTATATGGTTTGAAGACTTCGAGAACAGAAAGACTTTAAGAAGTGCAGTCCAGACAATATCAATCTGGGATAATATGGAAGAAGCCAGAACAGGACTAAGTAAAGACGGAGCTTGTGTTTATACTTGCAACTATTTATCAGAAGCAGGAAACGTACACAAGATAGTAGAAAAAGAAGATAGTTTAAATATAGTAACAATCGTTCCGATTATAAAAGATGGAATAATAAGCTGGGAGCGATACACAATGGCAGACATAGAACAAATGAAGAAAGATGATGATGACTTTGAGGGAGAAAGGATGTGCAACCCATCATCACAAAAGAATGTTTACTTTAATAGAGAGCAATTAAACAAACAGATAAAACTTGAACCGATAAGAGAAACAGCAGACTTTAAGATATTCCACGAGTTTGACCCTAGCCACAGATACGGAAGCGGACACGATATTGCAGGAGGCGTAGGGCTAGATAGCTCCACATCAGTATTTATAGACTTTGATACAGTCCCAGCAAGAGTAGTCGGAACATTCAGAAGCGATTTAATAAAGCCCGAAGCATTCGGACACGAGATACTAAGAGAACAAGAACTATTCCCGGGAAGTATCGCAGGAGTAGAAAATAACTACGGAGCAGAAGCAATCTTAGTTTTAAAACAGAGCAACGCTAATTTATATACAACACAACCTAAAGAAACCAGACTATCAGAAACACAGCCAACAGAGTACGGATGGAAGACAACAGCCCTCTCAAAGCCTAAAATGCTATCAGCATTGAACAAAGCGATAGAAGATGGGCTATTAGACCTAAACGACATAGATTTGATTAGAGAGCTTAAAAGCTATACAAGAAATGATTTGATTGAAACAGTAAAAGATCCTAGACTTACAACTAGACACTTTGACCTATTAATGGCTTGTGCAATAGCTTGGATGATGAAAGACTTTGCAACACTAAAAGTAACAAAAATATATAAACAAGAAGAAACAAAACCATTATTTGATGACATAGGAATATAAATATATGATAAAAAGAAACTTAAAAGACGACATAGCAAAACAGGCTTTAACAAGCATTGCTTTTGCTAGAAGACATAAAGCAGGTAAAATATCTAATTGGCAAAAGAACGAAGAGATGTATTACCAAAAGAAAAAGCCGACTGTTGCTAACAGGGCTAACGTTTCTTTAGGAAGAATGCAAGAATTTGTTCATACTTTATGGAGCAAGATTGATAATCCTCTAATATTTAAGTTTACTAAAAGAAAAGAAAGCCAACTAAAGCGAGTAAATCTATTAAATTCACTAAGACAATCAGATGCTAATGATGATTATTGGGATATAAAGGATTTAGTAGGAAAGAAACAAGGAATAATCTACGGTAGATGTGTCAATAATTTCTTTGCAGAAAGTCTTAATGGATACAAGGCACACTTAGAGAATGTTGATGTTTATGACTTCTTAATTGACCCTAGTGCAGGTGGTATTGATATTGAAAGAGCGAACTATATGGGCGATTATAGTGTAATTCTTAACAAAAAACAGTTAGAAGCAGGAGTTAAAAACAAAGAATACGACAAAGTCCAAGTAAAAGAATTAACAACTGGTAACGGGAATAAAGACGATAAGACAATAGAAGAACAAAACAAAGTAAATAGAACTATTGATACAGGAATTGTTTCAAAAGAAGTAGAGAATAAAACAGACCAGTTTAAGTTTTGGCGATGGTATGAAACTTTTGAGGGTGTTAGATATTATGTTTTAATGGACAACAAAGGACACTGGATTAAAGTAGAGAAGATGAGCGATGTATTTGCATCTAACTTATATCCTTACTGGACTTGGGCATCTTTCCCAGACTTAACAGAGTTCTGGACTCCCTCTTATTGCGATTATGCTAGAGAGATATTTATGGCTCAAGATGTTAGCATTAATCAAATGCTAGACAATGCAGAAGCTATCAACAAGCCGATGAAAGTAGTCAACACAGGAGCTATAGAAGACCTCTCACAGCTTAAATATAGAAGAGATGGAAATATACCGACTAAAGGCAATTTTGATGCAGACAAGGCGATACAGATAATACAAACACCGAGCATAGATACACCGATGATAGTATTTGATAAGCTTGAAACTATACAAGAAAAGGCATCAGGCGTAACAGCAGGCGGAAAAGGAGTTGAAGACACAGACGGAAGAGTTGCAATCTATGAGGGTAATCAGGCGGCGGCGGCGGATAAGTTCGGACTACTAAATAAATCTTATTCTTTCGGTTATGACAGATTTGCAAAACTATATGAAGCAGGAGTTAGAGAACATCTTAATAAAAAGGTAGCAGTTGACATTGTCGGAACTAGCGGAGTAGAAGTTACAAAGATTAGTAAGAGAGATTTGTTTAAGAAAGATGACAAGTATGGCGTATTAGTTGAAAGTTCTGCTAATGATGTCGCAAATGACATTCAAGAACAAACAATCAAAAACCAATTCCTAGTATCGCAAGCATTAAACCCAGAAGTAAATCAAAAGAAAGTATTTGAACTACAGGCTAAGATAGTTGGATTCACAGAAGATGAGATTAAAGAAATGCAAGACACATCAGCATTCGGCAATCAGGAGCTTATGAGCGAGGCAGAGAGAGATATTGAGAACATACTTGATGGGGAAGTCCTTAAACCAAACAGGAACGCTAACAACGCTTATAGGCAGAGAATTTTAGACTATATGACTGACCACGAAGAAGATATTAAAATGGAAGTATTCCAAAGGTTCGCAGTTTATTTTCAATCACTAGAGCAAATAGTAATGAGAAACGAAGCGAGAGCTTTAGAGAAACAAAAGCAAGACTTATTAAATAATATGCCAGTAGATGGAGCTTCTCCACCTGCTCAATAATAAATATGAAGTTTAAAATCATTAAAGGCGAAGGACTAAAAGCAACTATTGAGAAATCAGAACACGAACCAACACAATTTGAAGTAATCAATGTTAAAAACCATTGTGAAGCAGTCAAAAAGACTATCAAAGAGTTAGGTGCAAAGATAAAGCTTGAAGAAGCAATGATTAGCAATATTGAAAGAAATCATAAAGAGTTGCAAAACCTTGATGAAACATTAATCCAAGCTTGTTACTTATTAACTAAATCAAAGCTTGCTATTCTACCAGCACAGGAGAAACTTGATGAATTAAACGGTTCAATGAAAGAATACCAGAAAGAAATTGACTTACTAGAAGAGCAAACAGGTATAAAAATATGGGAGACAAAGAAATAATTGAAGATGATATATCTAAGTATGCAAAGTTAGAAGCAGTAGGACTTAGCGAGGGTGGAAAGTTACTTACTAAAGGATTGAGTAGCGATATAGTAAATTCAGTAGATGAATTAATAAT